ATAATACATCATCAAAATCTGTAGCTGTGTAATCTGTTTGTCCACCAGTAAATGAACCTGCATTTTCAAATGTTAGGATATCTCCTATCTCTAAATTGTGAGAAGAAGTTGTTGTTATAGTTACTGTTGTTGAACCATTAGTAGTAGTTATATCTGCGCCAGTCTGTTGTCGATCTGGATCAATCGGTGTTATATCATATAAGTCACCGGAATAATAAATATATAAACATCTATTGGTTCCAATTGCTGCATATTTACGACCATCTAAATCAGTAAACACATGTTGTGCTCTTGCAACACCTATTAAAGTGTCTGCACTTACTTGTAACCAACCCCCGATTTTTTCAGGTTGACCATATCTAAAACGTACATTATCGCCATTAACCCATACATTTTCAGCTTGGGTATCTGTGATTTGTTTGTTAAAACCAGGTTGAAATGGTATTTTAGTTAAAGCCATAAGCTTATTTTACAATATATTTTTGGTTTAGTATAGAACTAGACTGTGCTTGTTTTAAGCAAGATTTCTTATCGAGCAGTTCCAGCTATTCCAGTGCTTGTTACAAAAGGATTTTCAGCAAATGCCATGTAAATATATGTTCTACCACTTACATTTAAATCTGGATCACCATTTCTATTTTTAAAACCATTGGAAACAAAATCATAGCCAGGGTGATCACTACCTTCTCCATTAGCAACATTCGGTCTTAAATATCTATCTTGTGGATTACCCTCATCATTATCTGATCTTCTGTTATCATACACATACCATGAAGAACTACCAGTACTCCATTTTGTAAGAACAAAAGCTGGCTTAAAACCTGTGTATATAAAGGTTCCGTCCGTAGAGCCGTTTCCTGTGTATACGCCCATTTTTGAAAATCCTTGTTTTTCTGCAAAACAATAAGCTATCATATTGTCACCAGAGCCATTAGAACCATTATAATTTCCTAAACTAAATACATCTGAATCTATTGTAACTGTAGAAAGACCAAAAACATTTGTATCTGCTGATCTTGCACCAGTATCGTTTAAGTATAAAACTCCAGGATCAGATTGTGAAACAAAAGATTTTTGATGATAAACACACCAAAAAGCAGCAGCACTATCAGTTCTATTTTTAATTATTATACAAGCTGGAGTAGCACCCAATCCATGACCAACTGTTGCACCATCAGAACCAGTTCCAGTATAAGACACAATACTAAATCCACTTGTAGTATTAGCACTAACAGTTGAGGTTATGCTTCCATTTGTGTTTGATGAGCCAGATGTATTGTTAGCTAACCAACCCCAAGAAACATAAGTACCACCAGAAGCATTAACTTGACCATCAGTTCCAACTTGAAAACCATTAGTTTGTAATGCTTGTATATTATTTGTTCTGGATAAATCAGCATCAGTAGTATTTGTTCTTAATTCTAATCCACTTCCTCTTACAATGTCGTAAATAGAATAATTATCAGCACTATCTCTCCTTTTTGACCACAGCATATCTGGTTGCATATTTGAGCTTTCGTCCCAAGTAATATTTCTATCATCAGTACCATCACCATTATAAATTTTAACTCTAAAATAATTTGTTGAGTTATCTACATCTGTGTAAGCCATTATCCAAACTCCGCTAAATTTTTTGTGTTAAGTGCATAAAAATCTTTTGATACTCCATCAAATGTACCAGAGCTTGGATCATATTCAAAATTACCATAACCATTAGCATCGGTATTACTTGATGCAATAGTAAGAGTAGAATTTCCCCAATTTAAATCAAAAGTTACGTTTCCAGCATTATAATCTCCAAAAGCTGGCATATAAAAACCACCGCCTGTACTTGCAGGATCAGTTATTGATATACCTGTTCCACTATTTTGAATTGTTCCATTTTTCGCAAAATATAATTTATTATTATCTAAATCTAAATAAACTCCGATGATATCTCCTACAGTATAAGAAGCAAAGGTACCTGAAACAGAAGAACCATTATTTTCAACACCACTACCACTGTTGTAACTCCAACCATAGGTTTTTTGTCCTAATTGAGTTCCGGAAGAAGTTGTTACACTATCTACAATTCCTATGGTTGATGTACCACTATCAAAAGCATCTACTTTTATTTCCCAATACCATTTTCCTGAAGTAACTCCAAGAGTTCCTGTATTATAAGTTTCATAACTATATATTACTCCTGGATGTTTAGTTCTTAATTTCAAACCAGCTTCATAAAAAGTACTTTCTTGATAATAATTATCTAAAGGATTTGCCACACAATAATTATTAGTTGGGGTATCAGTCATTTGATTTGTGCTAATTATATTATTAACAGTAAAGTTATTTCCATTACCGCTATCATCTTGACCTAATGCAGCAGAGTTTTCAAAAGATAAGTAAAATGCATTAGTGTTAAAAGTTACACCAGTTACTTCTATAGGTTTCCACACTCCACTATCAGCATCAAATTCTCCAAAATATGTTGGATCATAAGCTACATTAGTTGTAAAATAAAATTGTGACATATAACCATCAAAATTATCTGTACCTGCATTATAAGTACCTACATAATGAGAATAGTTATCTCCAAAAGTTACTTCAGCATTTAAAGGTGGATAAGTAGTAGAAGCAAATGAAGTTTCTTGTACTCCATTAACATACATTTTAATTCTATCTGATGCTGTTGCTAGTGTAGTATTTAATTCAATCACGAGATGGTACCATGCAGAAGGATCTCTAAAAAGTCTGTTCGTTGTTAAATCATATGCTCCACCATTATTATAATATTTTAATTGGTCACTACTATTAAAATAAAAATTAGCCCAAATTGAAGCAGTATAATAAACACTAAAAATATTTTGACCAGTTCCTAAATTACCTCTTTTAACCCAAACAGAAATAGTTTGTTTTTGTCTGTTACCTGAACCTGCATATGTTTTAGATAAATAATCAGGGCTTCCATCATTAAATCTTAATGAGTTAGCAACATTAAAGCCACCAGCTGCCGATTGGTTTCCTCCAACTATTAACACGTTAGATTACCTCCTCTGGCCACTCTCCTAAAGGTCTTGTAATGTTTCCATTACCATCGTTTGTATATTCATATAATGCTTTGAGTGCATCGACATTTGCTGCACCGTCTATTGCAGTTTCCATTTGATTTGATTTAGCTCTAACTGCTGCTCTGTAAGTTGTAATATCTGCAGGTACAGTATAATCAGCAACTTCAGTTGCTTTAACAACATACCAATCTGTTTTAGCAAGTAATCCTGCAGCTTGATCTTTTACAATTCTTTTCTTTTCAGTTTTTAAACCTTTAGCTTTTAAATCTCCAGCATTTAAATCTCCAGCAATTTCTAAATCGTCTATTTCAGATTGAGTCCAAAAACTATCATCTAATTGTTTAGCAATTGCAGTTCCCCAAGATTCAGTAACTTGACCATTAGCAAATGTGATTGTTGAATTTACATTATTATAATATGACGGATCTTTGTAATTAGTTGAATCAGTTATAACTTTGTAAATACCAATAGCTTCTTTTTCAGCTTGAGACCATTTAGTAAATATATCTGCTGGATATTGAGTATCATTTAACACAAATCCTTTTGGATAATTAAATGTTTTTGTTACTTGTCCATCTTGTACTAATGCCCACATAATATCTCCTAACTTAATGTTAATGCTAAATTTCTACCAACCTCTAGCCACTTAGTTCCATTGTATCTAAATACAAATAAATCTCCAAGACCACCTGTAGCAGTAAGTGTTGGAGGTGTATCGCTAGCAAATTCATACACCGCATTCCATGTTAATGTTCTAGTTCCTGTTCCATCTTGAATAACAAGTAAAGAAACAAATTGACCTGTAGCACCATTTGTTGGAGCTGCCATTGTTCTGTTTCCAGCTAAAGTTACTTTCGCAACAGGCTCTGCTTGTGCATCCCAAGAAATAGTTGCGCCATCAGTTAATGTTGCTTCTGGATTGTAAGCTGCATCATTAAATTTAATAAAACCAGTTCCCTTAGTCGTTAAATCTATTCCGATGTTTGTATCCCCACCTGTTGCAGATAATGTTGGATTATTACCTGTTGCAGCATTAGCTACAGTAAATTCATTTACAGCTGATGCGGTAGTTGAAAATTTAATTTGTTCTAAATCATTTTCATCATTAATAGAGTTTCCATTATCAATTAAAATATTATTTCCGTTAGCATCTAGATCCCCGCCCAATTGAGGAGAAGTGTCTTCTACAACAGAAGTTATTCCTGCAGTTAATCCTGTATCAACAATATTGGTTCCGTTAGAATATACAATTTTAGTTCCCTTATCTGTAGCACTAAAAGTTACTCCTGTTCCTGAAACAGTTTTGAATTGTACTGTAAAAGCACCTGATGTGTTATTGTAAACAATATATGTTTTTTCAATTCCATCTGGAATAGTTACAATTTGATTTCCTGTAATTGTTCCTGTGAATTCAACAACAGCATTTCTTGCATTAGATAAAGTTGCATCAGTCATTGCTAAAGGAGTTGTTTGTGCAACGCCTGCAATAGACACAGCTTCATAACCTGCAATTGCTTGTTGTACTAAGTTTAAGTTTGTATTTGTTTTTTGACCCCATGTACCAGAGTTTTCCCCTGTTGCCATTAGCTCTAGTTTAAGGTCTGTTGAATAACTTGATGCCATTTAAAAATTCTCCTATTAGATTAATATTTTACTATTATTAAGCTGCTAAATCAACCTCAGTCCATACATTAGATACGCCTGGATCAATTTCTTGC